AGTTTGCACCACCTTCCATTTCTACTCCACAAACACAATCTTTTACCGCGGACACTGCTTCAAGTGTTTGCATTGATCAAAAACAAGTAGGTTTAGGTGGACCGCGCATATCGTCGTCCCGCCACCCACACCGCGTTCGAAAAGTTAGCCTCCGTGAAACCGAGGCTAGATACAGGCAGCGAGTTTATTCCGCAACCCGTGTTCTCCAGAACGGTGTGGATTTTGATGTAGTTTTGAATGAAGTAGTTTTAGAACAGCCAAATTACGAGGATCTACGTAACCTTGTTGCTAAACGGGCTCACGAGGATTATGAGAGCGCTCACAATTTTATTTGTGGGTGTTCACGTGTCCCTAGCGAGTGTCCATGTCCAATCCGCGACATTATTGCGGCGTATCCATTGCTGTACCGTATGCGGGTCAGTCAGTGTCGTTCGGAAGTATATCGTTCCGATGTTGTACTGACCCGCTGCCGCGTTTTACCTAAGGTTTTGCGCATTGGGAAGACTATGTTCTTCACTGAGGCGTTGACGCATCCTTGGTACGCGTGTAGGGCAAATTATGAGAAGTTGAACGCCATGAATGGTAAATTACCGGATTGGGTGCGTGTTGAGTACGTTGCTCGCAGTACGTTGCGCACCATATGTGACGTGGAGTTTAACTTCGCTCGCTTAAAACATGTGGACCCGTATGTTCGCCCCTTTGGGGCAATTGTAGCTCAAGAGGAAAAGCAGATCTTTACTGGGATTGTGAGGGAAGCCGTGGATGAGACCATAACATCTAGGAGCGCATTTGTCGATGCCATTGCGCCATTGGGGGAACCAGTGTTGTTTAAACGTATGCACACCACCCGCGTACAATATGCTGTCAACGCTCCCCCCCCACGGTTTCCGGGTTTCATAAAATATATCAAAGGGTTTGTTGGGTGGGTTGGTGATTCCGCGTCCTCGTATTTATTCGGGGAGTTCAACGTGGAGCCCAATCCGCTCGACATTCCCCAGGTGGGGGCCACAGTCTCTTTGTTGCGTGACCGGTACTTTACATTAAACAGAACTTTCGCTCAAGAGTTAGGACTTAATCAGGTTGTTTGTAACGAAGTTTATATACAACTTATTGAAAGGTTCATTGCTAGTAACATGATCGGCAACTACAACGTGTCAGTCATGGACCGGCTTTTGAATTCCTTCACTCATGAAGTCTATTCTGAAGCGAAGCGTGTTGGGGCTCGAGTGGACGAACGCGTCCTACTCGATTCCTTCGCGTGTTTAGTGTATAAGATACGTGTCATGAAACGAAGAGTTGAGGTCCAGACCAACGCGGCCGGGGAAGTTGTTCCCCGTGTCAGTTGGTCTTACTGGTGTAGATTGGGTCACTTTACGTTTGGCATCGGAACCTTTAAACCGTGTAAAGTGACCCCAATGGTGATCCTGCCCAAGATCGCTGTTTGCACTGACGATGTCAGAGCATACAGCGGTTTGATAACTGACGCTATGGTACCTTTGTTTACACATGATCAGGATAAATACGAAAAAGAGATATGTTCGTATTGGGGGCCTGTTTTTGTGTTGGACGGTAACATTAATTCACCCAGTTATAATTTTCCGGGTAGTGGAGTCGCCGAATGCCAAATCGGGTTACAGCGGTTGCTTGCGTTGCGAGCACCCGATGTACCAGGGGAACACCAGCAGTTGATACGCAATCAGCGACGTGCCATGCGCACATTGCGTGTTGACATACACAAGTTGAAGATCCATATCCACTCACGCATTCAACGCGTCACCCGACATGACGCGTATGCTGAGTGGGTTAATAAACCGCATCCAAAACGTAAGTTGCGTATGCGTACTGAGGTCGAAAACTGTGAATATGCGAATGATAATCGTGATGATTTTGCCGATGTTGTGTACAAGCTGAAGAAAGGCGAGAGATTAGCACAAGGAAAGAAGCGCTGTATTGGTGATTTGGGTCCAATCCGCACTTCTGTTGGTGCATGGATAATCGACTCTTACAAGGATGCTTTCGCCCAACCAGTCATGCACGGTGCCCACGAGTTTAATTTTGTTAAGAGTGCCACTAAAGAATCATTGAAGTACCATTTTCAGAGAATGGAATCACCTGGAGATGGCCTTTACTTTTGTGCACACTCAGACGATTGTTCGTGGTCGTACATGTGTAGTGACGGATTGTTGATGGTTGATGGTGACGTTAAGTCTTGTGATGGGTCGCATTATAGCATAATCCGGGAACTTGAACGCTTAATGGTATATGACTTAAATGGTGTTAAGGTTGCCTACGCTCGCGATATTGAGCGCACGTTTAGGTACCTTTCCTTACCTATTGAGTTCCGTAATCCAATGAAGCGCTCCGAGAAGTTCCGCATCGCATTTCGTTCACCCAAATTGTACTCAGGATCTGTTTTGACCACTTTGTTGAATACGTTCGCCAACTACTTGATATATAGTTCAATGAAGCGTGAGCTTTCTACGTATGTTGGGTGGTGCACCAAGGAACAAGCGTTGCTTGCTTACGTTGAAGGCGCCAGGAACGTTGGTTATTTGGTCAAGACGAAAGTAGCCTCTTGCATTGAGCAAACATTCTTCCTGAAACACTCTTGTTCAGTTGTTGATGGAGAGTATGAGCCATGGATGGGGCTAGGCACATTTTATCGCGGTTACGGTTCGTGTTACGGTGAGTTGAATGGGCGTGGACCTTTTTTGAGCCGCGCAGTTCAGCGAAATTCCGAAGTCGCTTTAGGAAGGCGCAATTGGGGAAATCATTGTGTTAATGATTCATTTTCACATTTAATTGTAGGACCTGCAGGTGATGCGACACGCGTCGAGCAGGAAAAGTCAATTGGTGAAAGTGTTAAACGGATCCCCGTTGACGCCTTATGTCGTAGGTATGATATCTCGGAAGGGGAATTGTTTGAACTATGCAGGGCCACTAGTTTGGCTAACGTGGGTCATATAATAAACCTCCCAGTATTGTGGCGGATTTATTCCGTAGACTACGGCTAGTAGTTGTTCAGGGCTTCACACCATCCCATGAACACTTATTAAATATTTTCCTTATAAGAGGTGGAACAGCATTGGGGAAGTAGCAGTGGAACGCGAAATATTCGGTTTGTCGGGAACCCAGCCCCC